TCAGACTAACCACTGTGGATCAGATAGAACGCTTTGCTGGCCTAGTTGCTGAGGCAGAGCGAGAGGCGTGTGCGAAGGTGTGCGATACGTTATCTGATCAACACGGCTGGGAAGGCTGCTATGCAGATGAATGCGCTGCTGCAATCCGTGAAAGAGGGCAAGACCCCATGCCTTTGTTCGACGACTGGCCAGGAGGCTGGAAGAAAGAAAGCACAGATGATGTCTAAGTTTATAAAGCATGTTTCATGTGAAGAGTGTGGAAGTTCCGACGGAAACGCCCTCTATACAGACGGACACACCCATTGTTTTGTCTGTAACACAACTCGTCACTCTGACGTAACACCAAAGATTAAGAAAGTGCATATGCAAGCCGCTGGCGAAATCAAGAGCATTCCCGAACGTGGCATTTCCCTGTCTTCCTGTGAGAAGTATGGGGTTACACAAAAGGAAAATAGACACTTCTACCCTTACGCGGACGAAGAAGGAAACATTGTAGCGGCTAAGGTGAGGGACGTACAAAACAAAGAATTCTCTGTACAAGGAAACTGGAAAGAGGCTGTCTTGTTCGGGCAACATCTCTTCTCCACAGGTGGCAAGTATGTCACTGTGGTGGAGGGAGAACTAGACGCCCTTGCAGCCTTTCAGATGACAGGCTCACAATGGCCGGTGGTGTCCATTCGAAACGGGGCTCAGAGCGCCCTCAAAGACTGCAAAGCCTCCTTTGAATGGCTCGACAGCTTTGACAATGTTGTCGTTTGCTTTGACAACGACGAGCCTGGGAAGAAGGCTGCTAAAGAGGTGGCTGAGCTTTTTGGCAACAAAGCCAAGGTGATGAAGCACTCCCGTGAATATAAGGATGCCTGTGACTACCTTGTCTCTGGCCGTGACAAAGAGTTTGTAAATCTATGGTGGAAGGCTGAGGAATATAGGCCCGAAGGTGTCGTCACTGTAGGCGACATCATGGACAGGCTGCTAACGCCTCCTGCAAAGGGCATTCCGTGGTGCTTTGACACCCTTACAAAGCTCACTTATGGCCGTCGTCAGGGCGAGCTTTATGGGTTCGGAGCAGGGGTTGGAATTGGAAAGACAGATGTCTTTACACAGCAGATTGCTTACGACATTGAAACCTTAAACGAGAAGGTGGGAGTCATCTACCTTGAGCAGAACGTGGTGGAAACTGCTCAGAGGGTCGTCGGAAAGCTTGATAGGAAGCTCTATCACATTCCCGATGCAGGCTGGAGCAGGGAAGAATACATCTCCTCCATTGAGCGCCTACGTAACCGCCAGCAGCTTTATATGATGGAACACTTCGGGGCTAAAGACTGGCAAAGCGTCAAAAACATCATCAAATACTTTGCCAAGGCCTATGATGTGAAGATGATTTACCTAGACCACTTGACAGCTTTGAGTGCCAACGAGCAGGACGAACGACGGGCCCTGGACGGCATCATGGCAGACATGGCTTCCTTGGCTCAGAGCGACGGGCTCATCATCCATTTTGTCTCTCACCTCACCACACCAGAGGGCAAAGCTCATGAGGAAGGAGGCAGGGTGCTTGAGAAGCATTTCACTGGAAGTCGCGCCATTGCCCGCTGGAGCCATTACATGTTCGGGCTTGAAAGGGACAAGCAGCATTCTGACCCTGTTCAAAGGCAAACCACCACATTCAGGGTGCTGAAAGACCGCTTTGCAGGAAGCGCCACAGGTGAGCGATTTGGCCTGCGTTACGACCGTGACACAGGATATTTGGTAGAATGTCAGCTTTATGAGGATGAGCCGCTATGATGGATTTAGACCAACTTCTGCATAACTACCTTAGACTTAAGGAAGACTATGAAAAACTACAGAAACGGTACGAAGAACTGATTCATTCACACGAAAACATCAAGGAAGAATATGACACATACCGCCTCTCCCAAAAGGATAGTGGTAGACATTGAAACAAACCTCAAGCATGACACCATTTGGGTGGTATGTACTCAAGACATTGACACAGGCGAGAAACACACATGGAACGAGGAAAACAGCTTTCAGGACTATATAAAGGACGCTACGTCGATAATCGGGCACAACTTCATCGGGTTCGACGGGCATCTATTGAGCAAATTATGGAAGACCCAGATTTCTTTGAAGAAGATAGTAGACACTCTTATTCTGTCTCGCCTGCTAGAGCCGAGCCGAGAGAAAGGCCACAGCTTGGAAAGCTGGGGAGAACAGCTAGGCGAGGCGAAAACTGACTACAAGGCGGCATGGGAGGCTGCTGTAGACCGCAAAGAAGCCTATCCAGGCGAATGCTTTGACAGCCCTGCCATTGATGTCATAACAGCCTACTGTGCTCAGGACGTTAATGTCACTTGTAAGCTGTTCCTTCATCTTGAGAAGCAATTGAAGGAAAAAGAATTTTCACAGGAAAGCATTGACTTGGAGCACAAAGTGGGCTTCATCATTGCTGAACAGGAACGTAACGGTTTTAAACTGGATGTGGAATATGCAACCTTGTTACTTGCTGACATCAAAAGAGAAATGGACATCGTATATGAACAAATGCAACAGCGATGGCCTCCCTACGAAAAAGAAAGAGTTTCCGAAAAAACAGGAAAGTCCCTCAAACCTGCCCGCATTGTTTTCAACCCAGGAAGCAGAAAGCAAATTGGAGAAAAACTCCAAGAGCTAGGATGGAAGCCTGAGAAGTTTACAGAGACAGGACAGCCAGTGGTGGACGAAACAGTGCTCTCCAAAGTGGACATCCCAGAAGCTCAAACCATTGCCAAATATTTATTGCTACAAAAGCGTGTAGCTCAAATTGAAAGCTGGTTTGAATGCTTGAAGCCTGACGGCAGGGTGCATGGGAAGGTGATTACTAACGGAGCCGTGACAGGTAGAGCGTCGCATCATAGTCCTAACATGGCTCAGGTTCCTGCTGTTCGTTCTGCGTATGGCCCTGATTGTCGTAAGGTTTGGACAGTCGATGAAGGTAATGTTCTTGTCGGTGTAGACCTTTCTGGGATTGAGCTTCGTTGTTTCGCTCATTATTTAAACGATCCTGAATACATAAATGAGGTGATTAATGGAGATGTCCATACAAAAAACCAAAAAGCATTTGGAGTTAGTACACGAGATGTTGCAAAAACAGTTTTATACGCCACATTGTATGGAGCTTCGCCACCGAAGATTGGCTCGATTATTGGTGGTTCAGCGGCGGAAGGAAAAAAAATTATTGATTCTTTTGAACGAAACGTCCCAGCATATGCAAAACTTAAGCAAAAGGTTTCTAGGTATGCTGCGAAAGGGCGGATTCCGGGTCTTGATGGACGTCAACTTATCATTCGTTCGGAACATTCTGCTCTCAACACGCTTCTACAAGCAGCCGGAGCGATCATTGCGAAACAATGGATTGTCTGCTTTACAGAAAGGCTTAAAAATGCACAAGTTCAGTACAAATTAGTTGCTTGGGTGCACGACGAAGTGCAAATCGAAACAAAACCAGAATACGCTTGCCAAGTTCTCGAAATTGTGGTACAATCTGCTGCTCAGGCAGGCGAACTTTTAAAGTTTCGTTGTCCTGTAGCTGCTGAGGGAAAGACAGGAGCAAACTGGTATGAAACACACTAAGTATCCTAACGGATATTTTAAAGACAAATTATGTAAAACATGTCAAAAACAGTTTACACCAACAAATCCTTGTAATATTTATTGTTCTTTAGATTGTAAAGGAAAGAACGCGTACTACCGTAGAAATTATGGTATTGACGATAAAACCTTACAAGACATGAAAAAACAGCAAAATTACAAATGTGCTATATGCACTGACGAAGGTTTTTTAATTGGTAAAAACAACCACACAGAAAAACTTGCAGTAGATCACGACCACGCAACAGGAAAAGTGAGAAAGTTATTGTGTCACAATTGCAATAGAGCTTTAGGGTTGTTCAAAGACAGTCCAGAACTTCTAAGAAAGGCAGCAGAATATGTCGAACAACACTTCCATTAATAATCCCGAAATAGGTAAAATTAATATAATAGTTAATGAGAAAGATTTTTCCATTATATGTTCTGACACTTTAACGATGGCTGAAGTATTTAATATTTTGGTAACTGCTGTGAATGAGCTTGCACAGCGGGATTTTGACGACGATAAACACGTTCATTAAGGAGAATGACATGACGTTTGAATTTGAAGAAAATGAGGCAATGTTCATTATGCAGGTGCTTGGAGAACTTCCGACAAAGACGGGAGCCTTCCATGTCCTTGCAAAGATGGACAGCCAATTTAAGTCTCAGCAGACCCCTGTTGAGGAGCCCGTAGCTGTGGCGTAATAGGTAGCCGCAGGAGACTTAAAATCTCCCGCTTCGTGCGTGTCGGTTCGAATCCGACCAGCTACACCACTTTGCTGCTATGGCTCAACGGTAGAGCAACCGCCTTGTAAGCGGTAGGTTGTGGGTTCGATTCCTACTAGCAGCACCAACTTTTGATGAGGACTATCAACATGAAAAATTCGATTAAACCCATTCGCATTAACGGCGAGCTTTTCTGGTCTAAGTGGATGGGGGAATTTAATACGAAGTTTGGCGACACAACTAAGTATGAATGCACCATTGGCAACCTGTCTGAAAAGGCTAAGGAAGCCCTCGAAGGAATGGGCATCAAGGTGAAATACAAGGACAACATGGGCAACTACATTGTTGCCAAGAGTAAGTTCAAGTTTGAGCCCGTAGACGAGAAAGAGAACAACGTCGAGGTGGACACCATTGGAAATGGCTCTAAGTGTGTGGCTTTGGTGTCCGCCTATGAGCATCGAATGTCCAAGCAGCACGGGCTTTCCCCGTCTGTGAAGTCTTTGGTTGTCACCGAGCTTAAGACATACATCCCTGAAGGACAGGAGCAGGAAGAGGACATTGTTCTGTGAAGGATAGGCCGTCTGTAGCCTTTGTCGATGCTGATTTCCTTGTCTACCGCATTGGCTTTAGTTGTGGTGAAACAGAAACTGCAATGATTGCCAAGAACCGGCTCATGGAATATCTCTTCGACATTGTTTATAAGCGGCTCAAATGCGAAGACTACGAAGCCTTCATAACAGGGAAAACCAATTTTAGGTATGGACTGGCTAAGACGGTTCCTTACAAGGGCAACCGTAAAAACCTAGACAAGCCTAAATATTATGAAGAGCTTCGTAGCCATCTTATCGACCTCGGGGCCAGCGTGTCAGAAAACTGTGAAGCAGATGACGAAGTGGCAATAAGGGCAGCAGCCTATGAAGGCATCATTGTCCATGTTGACAAAGACCTAGATCAGCTTCCTGGCTGGCATTACAACCCCGTTCAAGATAAAGAATATTTCCTAGATGAAACAGAAGGCCTGCGTAACTTCTACAGTCAGCTTCTTCAAGGCGACCGCATTGATAACATCAAAGGCATCAAGGGAATAGGCCCTAAAAAGGCTGAAAAGCTCTTGAAGGATGCTAAGACAGAGAAAGACATGTACACCATTGTGTGTGAGGCCTACGCCAAAGCTGAGGAAACGCATGAGCATCTAGTGGAGAATGGCCAGCTTCTATGGTTGTCCCGTCATCAAGGACAGATATGGCACCCCCCAAGCTAAGGCAATACAACAGCGGAGAATGGACACCAGCGAGGTTTAAGGGGTTTGTCACATCAGCCCTTAGAACAGCCTCCAGGCGCTGGCCTCCGAAGTTTGAAGCCCTAAAGAAAGCCCTCGTAGGAAAGAAGGTGAACAAGAAGACAAACAAACTGGCAAACCACTACAAATGTGCCTCCTGTCGTCAGCTGTTCACCAGCACCGACGTTCAAGTGGATCACATTAGTCCGGTGGTAGACCCTGTAAAAGGATTTGTCTCTTGGGATGTTTTCATTGATCGCCTATTCTGTGAGGAAGACAATTACCAAGTGCTCTGCAAACCCTGTCATGCAGAGAAGACTAAAGCAGAGAAAGCACAAAGGAGCAAGAAATGACCGATGATTTTTACGAATCAGAAGCCACCATCACCCTGTCGTATGTACATAATGATGGTGACCAATATCAATTTACCTTTGAAGAGCCTCTTACGTGGCCTGAGGCCCTGGATAAGATGATTAAATTCATCAACAACATTTATGGGTATGATGTGTCTTCGCAGGTAGCCCTTCGCTATAAAAATACAGCCATTAAACCAGATTGCTGGAACGGGCCCCTCTTTGACACGGAAGATGAAATTTCCGGCCCAGGACTGAGCGACTAATGCGTATCTTAGTCATTCCAGACGCACAAGTGCGTGAGGGTGTCCCTTTGGAGCATTTGGAGTGGGCAGGGAAGGCCATCTGTGACTACCGCCCCGATGTTGTCGTTAACATTGGGGACTTCGCAGATATGCCCTCTCTCTCCACCCACGATGTTAAGGGAAGCAAAGCCTTTGAAGGGCTGCGCTACAAGAAAGACATAGATGTCGCAAAGAAGGCCATGCAAATGCTGTTGGCCCCTCTAAGGGAATTGCAGGGCAAGCAAAAGAAGAACAAGGAGAAGGTGTATAAACCTCGCATGGTGCTGACGCTAGGCAACCACGAAAACCGCATTAACAGGGCGGTGAACAACAACCCCACCTTAGAAGGACTCATTTCTGTAGATGACCTGGGCTATGCAAAAGATTGGGAGGTTCATAACTTCCTTGAGCCAGTTTTTATTGCTGGTGTGGGCTTTAACCATTACTGGCCTGTGGGCGCTATGGGCCGTCCTGCTTCTTCTGCTGCAACTATCATTACAAAGCTTCATATGTCGTGTGTCGCGGGTCATCAACAAGGAAAGCAAATAGCCTACGGTAAGAGGGCAGACGGGAAGCCCATTTGTGCCATCGTAGCAGGAAGCTTCTACCTCCACGATGAGGGATACATGGACAGCCTCTCAAACAGTCATTGGAGGGGTTTGGTGGTCTTAAACGATGTCAAGGATGGCAGCTTTGATGAAATGCTCTTGTCCATTGATTACCTGAGGAGAAAATATGGCGAAAGCTAACATTGCTTGTGGGACATGCTTTTACAGTCTCCACTCCATCACTGAAGAGCCTTGCCGTCAATGTAAAGTTTTTAGTCACTGGATAGATAAAGATATGTATAAAGAAACTATATACGACATCGTAAGTAAGCCTAAGCATTACATGCTCTTTGAGCAGCAAGGCATTGAAGTGAGACATGTCATTGAGAAGCTGGTAGAAAAGCTTAATGGAATGCCTTCTATGGCTATTGCCGACTATGTTCAGCTTATGCAATATCTCATGCGGTTTATGGACAAAGGAGGAGTTGAAGACCTGAAGAAGGGACGGTGGTATTTGGACAAAATCATTGAGCAGCTTGAGAAATGAACTACTATACTCCTTTCATTCCAAGTTCATATTTTGGAGTGAGGGTTAGGAAGCAGACAGTGGGAGATTTCTTGAAAGCTGTAGAGTTTACGGAAGTGTGGCAAACGTATGCGAAATATCACCTTTCACGAACTTAAAGAACTTCTGAAGGAGCTTGATGAGATTAGTCTCTTAGAGCTTCTTGAGATTGATAGTGGGATGCTGGTGGAGGCTTTCTCCGACATCATCGAAGATAAACAAGAAAAACTAACAAAGGAACTAAATGACTAACATGACTCCCTACCAAACGTACATCGCAAAAAGCCGGTACGCAAGGTTCATTGACAAAGAAGACCGCCGAGAGCATTGGCCTGAGACAGTGGCTCGTTATTTCAATTTCATGCAGAAGCATTTGAAAGAAAAACACAACTACGACATACCTGCAGACCTTAGGGAGCGTCTACAGACTGCCGTGACAAACCTCGAAGTGGTTCCTTCCATGCGCTCAATTATGACCTCTGGTGAGGCTCTGGAGCGTCAGAATGTGGCAGGCTATAACTGCTCTTATCTCCCCATTGACGATGTCAAGGCCTTTGATGAGGCTATGTACATCCTCCTGTGTGGCACTGGTGTTGGCTTTAGCGTGGAGCAGAAATATGTCAATAAGCTGCCTGAGATTCCGGCTCAGTTGTTTGAGTCTGGCACTTTGGTTATGGTTAAAGATTCCAAAGAAGGCTGGGCAAAGGCCCTGCGACAGATTATTGCCCTCCTATACGCAGGTGAAATTCCTAAGTGGGACGTATCTAGTGTGCGCCCTGCCGGAACACGCCTTAAAACATTCGGTGGTCGTGCTAGTGGCCCAGAACCGTTGGTTGACCTTTTTAAATATGTGGTCGGAAAATTCAAGGGTGCTGCTGGCCGAAAACTTACCAGCCTCGAAGCGCACGATATTCTATGTAAAATTGGAGAAGTCGTCGTTGTTGGTGGGGTACGTAGAAGTGCCATGATTAGCCTGTCCGATCTCACTGACGACCGCATGGCTCACGCCAAAGCAGGTAATTGGTGGGACGGAAATGGTCAGAGGGCTTTGGCAAACAACTCAGCCGTATACGACAGCCGCCCTGAGGTGGGTCAATTTATGCGTGAATGGAGCAGCATTTACGAAAGCCACTCAGGAGAGCGAGGCATCTTCAATCGCTACGCCAGCGACAAGCAGGCAGGCAAGAATGGCCGTCGCAAGCCGGGTCAGGAATGGGGAACCAATCCGTGCTCAGAAATCATCCTTCGTCCCTATCAATTCTGCAACCTCTCGTCTGTCATTGTTCGTCCTGACGACACGGAAGAGAAGCTGTTAGATAAAATTGAAATGGCCACCATTCTAGGTACGTGGCAGTCTACCTTGACCCACTTCCCGTACCTGCGGAAGGTGTGGCAAACAAACACGGAGGAGGAGCGTCTGTTGGGAGTATCTATGACGGGCCCTCTGGATAATCCTCTTCTCAACAATCCTGATGATGAGGCCCTTCCTGGCCGTTTAGAAAGGCTGAAACAACATGCTGTTAACACTAACGCTACTTATGCTGACGTTCTGGGTATTGCTTCTAGCGTGGCCGTCACTGCTATTAAGCCCGAAGGCACTGTATCGCAACTTACGGGAACTGCTAGTGGTCTTCACCCTCAGCATGCTCGTCATTTCATTCGTCGTGTTCGCTCCGATAATAAAGACCCTCTGACATCCTTCCTAAAGGCTTCGGGGTTTCCTGCAGAGCCTTGCGTGATGAAGCCAGAGAGCACTACGGTGTTTTCCTTCCCTATGAAGGTGGCCAATAGCGCCCT